GTCAAAGTAACTATTCATAGGTGTCATAAAGATAACTTCTTTTCCAGCATATCTAGTCAACAATCCTTGCATCATTACATTTAAAGCACCATAAAATTCAGTTATATCTACGCTTTCTTTTATGCCAAACTTAGTACCATGATAATAGTCATTTGTACCCCCAAATACAATTATAACTTCTTCATCATTGTACATTAAGTTATATCTTTCAGCGAATGAATTCACATACCCATTTTCTTTGGCGATTAATGTTCCACTCATACCATAATTAGTGATTCTACCAAAAGATAGCTCATTACCGACTAGATATACATAGCTCTCTGTTAATCTATTTGGAAGTCCATATCCATAAGTAATACTATCTCCTAAGACAGCTAATTTTTTCCCTTTATATTTACTTACCTGTGAAGTATTATTTATCAAACTTAAAACATCGGCACCTAAATTTGTAGATTTAATTTTAAGCCAAGGAAAATCAATTAATTCCTCATCAAAAACCTCATTTAAATAAACTGAGTTTTCCATAAAAGCTTGATAACCATAATTTATTCTCAAATATCTAGCATTTGTTGGAGGTTTGATTGTTACTATTTCTGGAGCAGTTGAGTAATAAATAGTAGGTGAAATTAAAGTTTTATTTTCATCATACCAAGCACCTGGAGTTTGAAAGGCAACACCATTAAGCGAAGTTTTATTAAACCACTTATACGTTGCATTTGGTGATACAGGTAAAAAATCTGTAACTCCACCTGTTGTTTCATTGGAATATGTTACCAATTCTCCAGTTATTTTTATATATTGATTTTTCGTAACAGTGAGCTTGTTAAATAAATTTGTAACAATATTTACTGTTTTAGCAATTTTATTAGGTGTTATACTTTCTTGTTTTATATTTTCAGTTCCTACCGAGCCAATACCAACTACTGGAACACTACCACCAGTCATAGCAGTTTTAATATCAGTTCCTAGATTAGCCATTGAAACTATTCCATCTTTATTCAACTTTTCTGCCAATTGTGAATTAGTATTATTTATTTCACTTTGCAGATAAGCAACATTGCTTTCAGAAATCATAACATTTTTATAAGTGTTATAATCTTCTTTTATTTGGTCAAATTCACTTGTTCTTGAACTTTCATTAGTTTTTCTTGCTTCTTCATCAGTTTTTCTAGTTTCTTCATCACCATTCATTTGTTGATTTAGTTTATTTGTATCTGATATTAGTGTTGTCAAAATTGGATACTCACTTTGCGAAGATATATTCCCCACTTCCGCTTCTTTTCTTACTTTATATTTAAAACTTTTAAATGAAATTCTATCATTTTCAAATCCAGTGCATTGGATTGTTACAGAATGATTACCGATAACATTTATTGCATTGTTAGGAAGTGTGTAAGTATATTTGCCTTCTCCCAAGTTTTGCAAAACATCAACTATGGTTGTATTGTCATTTTTGTTTATGATTATAGTTACATTACCATTAACTAAGTATGGAGTTTTTCTATCTTTAAATAAATTAATGTTTAAAGTACAAGTTTCAGTATCGTTTTGATAGAATTCTACATCTCTATCAATTTCAGGATCTTCATATAAAAATAATTTGACATTATAAATTCTATCTTCTAACATTAAACCACCCCGTAAACATCTGTAATAGATTGTATTTTACTTTGGATTACAAAATCAAAAGTTTCACATTCTTGTTTATATAATTTTGCGAGTTCCACTTGGTCATCACTTAAAAAGTATAGCCACTTTGCATAAGATAATATGAATTCCTCGTTACCCATGTTAGTAGTTGGCTCATCATCATCATTTTCCATTGAATCTGGTATGTAAGTATATACAACTTCAACCTCACCAGTGGAATCTACTATTACTTTTTTGCCATCTATATCAAATCTTAAAGGAACTCCATCTTTCTTGACTTCATAAACTTTTATAGCATTTGAGGGGATACTTGACATTCCATCAACTAATTCGGTAGTTAAAGTTTTTTCTAAGTACTCTCTTTTAGCCAGTTCCTTATATCCTCTATTTGCATATCCTTTTATTTTACTTACAAGTAATGTATCATTAATATCTTCGTCAATATCTCCAATTATTGTGTTTACTATTTCTTTAAAAGTCATATTCTCACCTCAATATAAAAATAAGCCCCACCTTATTTGGTAGGGCGTTATATTACTTTTTCTCTTGACTAGATCCATTATTCTCTTCTGGTTTTTGATTTTTTTCTTTCACCTTCGTAAAGTTCTCGCTCTTTTCATATAAAGGTAAAATTACTTCATTAGCTATATCAACTACTGCACCTGTTTTCTTATCCTTAAACTTCATATTTTCTCCTCCTAAACAACCATATGTTTACAGATTGCATCACCTTTTGTATCAAATACAAAACAATCATAAATAACTCTTCCCTCGATTAATTTACCATTAATTCCTGGAGGGTTGTCATGGATTTTGTAATCACTCAACTTCATTGGTGAACATGAACAGCTAGGATGAATTAATATAAATGGAGTTTTAAGTGGCATTTTTGTAGAAGGTACTTTTATAACAGCAACTCCATCAATTTCTCCAACTTGTCCTTTAACTAACATATTTTGAGCTATTTCAGTAGCCTTTATGAAGTTACCATCTAATTTTATTAAATTGTAATAAGCTGGTGTACAATACAATAGTCTTCCTTCTGTAGGGGTAAGTTTTTCGTCTAGTTTCTCTTGAGCTGTTAATAATAAAGTATAAGCATTAGTCTTATCAACTGCTGCTGCAGCTCCAGTTGTCTGAGTCTTAGTAGCAGTTGCCCAAACATTTAACCTATAAGTATCTACTTCAGGAGTAATAACTTCATCAATTTGTCTCGCTAGAACTTTTCCAGCTTCCTTTATTCCCATTTGTTCTGAGTTATTTCCTTTATCTATTGTGATAGTGAACGATCTATCTTTAGTAATAGTTAAATCTTGTTTAGTATCTTGTAACTCTGTTGGGGTTCCATACCTGCTTGAACCAGTTCTTGCGTAATCATTCATAGCAACTGTAGGTATAGAATATACTGTTACAGTTTTTGCGCCAGTCCAATCATAGTCTTTATTAAGCCCTTTATCTGTTAATGATTTTTGAGAATATCTCTCTACAACTTTATCTGAATATTTGCTTGCTAAATTTATAGCCATTTAAATCATCTCTCCTTTTTTATATAGAATTAAAGCCCTCTAAGAAAGGGTCATCTGTAGTTTCTTCTCTATTTCCATAAGAAACCGTTGACCTTATAGGAGCTTTTTTCTTTATTTCTTTATTATGTTTTAATACTTGCATTTCATTTTTTAAGTTATTAAATTCATGCTCCATATAAGCATATTTAAGAGGAACACCTTCATTATTTTTTTGCCAAACCTCATTTGGTATATCTGTTGGTTTAATATCTGTAAATGTTCTAAAGAAATCATCAAACTCTTCATGTTGTCTTGCTTCTGCTTGTGTTTCTTTTTCTTTTAGTTGTTGTTGCTCTCTAAACTTTCTATTTTCTATCATTTCTCGAGCATATTCTTCCGGAATATTGTTTTGAATGAGCTGATTTAATTCAGCTTGTGAATCTTGTTCTTTCCAATAAGAAACTAGATTTTCTATGCTTGTTCCATGTCGATTAGCAAGTTCATTTAAATATGCTAATCCAGGATTATTTTGTGTTTCAAATAATTTTTCTTGTAGCTTATCATAATTCATACCTTTTTGAGCTAGTTGAGTAGCTTCTTCAAGAGTAAGTTCTTTTTCCTCATGATTGTATTTAATTTTTATCCTTTGTTCAGGGTCTTGAATTACTTCATCAGTTTCGGCGGTTTCTTCCACTTCTTCAGTAAACTCTTGACCTTCTTCATTTACCTCATTTTCTATGATTTCATCTGTTCCTGGTTCTTCAGATATAAAATCATTTTCATCCATTTCTATAATATCTTCATCCATTTTAACTTCTCCTTTCGCTATGGTTTGCGAATTATTTATAAAATAAAAAGCCTTAGTTTCCTAAGACTTTAAATCGGCATATTGGGTTCTGCTGGTGGAGGAATTGTCTCCACTGCCTTCATTTGTTCTTCTATTTCTTCTATTAATTCATCTTTATTAGTTATATACCCATTAGGCATTCTCTTTAAGTACTGGACTATATTAATTCTATTATCCCTTAATAAATTATCTAATGTTTCTACGGCTGCTATCTCACTCCAATATGAACTTGGACCAACATCACATTTAGTATATAAGAATGCACTTTTTAACTCATTAAAATCAAAATCAGTTATATATTTCTGTTCTTTCTCTCTCATTACTAACGGTCTTGGGCCATAATAAGTTCCCATCATATCAAGTAATATTCTGCCTATTTCCTCAACCCATTCGTAAAGATTGGCCTTAACATTTTCCAAAGGAACTACAGATTGTTGAACTGTAGCTATGATAGATTTACCACTTGCATTTTCTGGATTAATGTCACCCATCATAGCTTCATTAATACCTAGCGTTTCTTTAGTGTACTGAATCGCCATTTCTAAAAATTGAGCTATCTGATTACTCATATTACCTGGTTCTAAATATCCAGCTATATGTTTAATAGAATCCCCCGGCATTAACCCTTTCATTGGAATTGCTTCACCTATTTTATTACTCCAATTAGTAATTCTATCAGCATCATAAACTGCTTTAGGGAATGCAGCCATCATTAAGTGATACATAACCATAGCAAACATTCTATTAATAAAAATTTGGTTAGGTATCATACTTGTACATACTGCTCTACCATGATATTGATTTTTTTGTTTTTCCCAAACTAACCACGCTATAGGATACCTACTTAATCCAGTATCTACATCTTCATAAATATAAGTTTTTTCAGTACATTTACTAGCCTTTATGGTACCTGTATCTTTATCATATTTATAATAGATAATGTACTTAGCTTTACCGGTATCATCACCTTCAATCTCTATTTCTGTTCCACCAAAACTACCAGCCATATCATCTGTATAGTTATCTTCTTTTATATCATTAAATTCAGTTTTATTAGCTTCAGCTTCTCTTTTTAAGTTTTCAACTAGATCTCTTCCAGAAATAATAATATAAGGTTGAATCTCAGTAGATATTCTATTTGAGTTTGCATTACCAAAATAAACATTAGTACCATCCACTAATTCAAATTCAATCTCACCCTCGTAACTTCCTAATGTACCGCCATAAGGTTTTTTATCTGGATTAAAATATACATGAGCAGCAACATCCCCCATAATAGCAGCATCAAATAAAGCGTCCCTTATTCTATTTTCCATTTTAAACTTATCAAATAAGTTCTCCACTTCATTAGTTGCTATATCAGCTACATTAAAATTTTCATTTCCATCATCCCTATATTCTAAAGTTGAATACTGAATTTTGGTTTTATTACTCATTAAAGAAGATATAAAAAATTCAACCCCTCTTTTCAAAATATTAAAAACAGGAGTTGGCATACCATTTGATTTTAAATTCTTCCATTGATTACCGTTAAAGAAGTCTAAATTCAGTTTAACTGTATCATAGTAAGGTGGATCTAGTTTTGAATTATACTTTTTACCTGCTTCATATAACTTCCACTCTTTAATAGTTTCACTCATTTAAATCCTCCCTTCCTAAAGCAACATTCATATTATAATTCATTATATTCTGAAATCCTTCATCTCTTAATTTTGCAACTAGTTTTTCTTTTACTTTATCTTCACTTTCTTCAACCTTTATTTTAGTTTTATATGAAAATTTATAACCTAAATAGAATACCCCCCCATAGCTAACCATTAAGAGTATTCCTACTAAAATACCTATTACCATTCAAACATCTCCTCGTTAATACCTCCACCAGTTACGTTATATAACATTTCTTCGTACTCACTCTCAAAAGGAATACCATACACAGGATCATAATCTTCTTTTACTTCAACTGTTGCAACTCTATTTCTCAGTATATTCAATGCCATTGTCATTTCATCAACCATATCATCATTAGCGCCATTTGGAAAACTTGCACATTGGTCAACAAAATCATTTGTAAATGAAGCATACTCAGGTAAAAAAACTTGTCCAGCTTCAACAATTGGAGAAATTGCACTGGCCCTACTTTCTTTACTATCCCTACCAGGATTAAATGCTATTACTCCGGGTATCTGCCTTCTAAGTACATCAATTATTGCACTTCCATTTGCTTTATCCTCAATATAAATTCCACTTATATATGGATGTTTATCTTTAAATTCTTTTATAGCTCCTACAGTCTCTACAAAACCCATACGCTTGTTTAATAGGTCAAGCTTGTAATATTCATTGTTGCGCTTTCCCCACACCCCTAGAGCTACATAGTCACTTTTAGATGTATCCTTAAACGTTGCGTCTACTGTCATTATATTAAGTGGACATCTAGGTGGTTTTTTGTAATATTTCCACCAATCTCTTTTAAATAAGTTGCCATCAGCAGCACTTGGTCTACCTTGCATTAATGCATTCCAAGACCTACTACCTTGATCTGTTGTATAAACTGTTTTAAAATCTTTTAGCCATTCATTATCCTTACCTATTTCAGGGAATAATGCATCTCCTAGTTTTCTTCCTAGAATATCATTTTCTTCAGCTTCTAAAGGGATGTTTATTTCTTTGCACTTATGAGGTAAGTTTTTAAGTATTCTTCCAGCTAAATCATCCTCGTGCCACCTAGTCATAATTACTATAATAACGCCCTTAGCTGATAATCTAGTATAAATAGAGTTAAGGAATTCATCATAGATTCTACTTCTATAAGTTTCCGATTCAGCTTCTTGTCTATTTTTTATAGGGTCATCAATTATAATAAGGTCTCCTGGATTACCAGTTAACCCTGCCATAATACCTTTACTTATCATACTTCCGTCATATCCCTTTACAGTAAGCAATGTATCGCTTGACCTATCCAATTCAATTTCAAACAATGACTTTCCATAGTCAATTATTTTTTCTTTATTTTTCCTCCCAAACCTTTGAGCTAAATCATCTCCATAAGATACCTCAATAACTCTATCATTAGGGTTTTTCCCGAGATAATAACTAGGTAAGGTTTCGCTTATACATTGTGATTTTCCATGTTGAGGGGGCATAGAAACTATTAAAATATTTTCTTTTGTTCTTCTTTCTAATAGGTCATGTATGGCATCACAAACTAATTTTAAATGCTTTCCTAATATCCAGTTGCCTTTATGTACATATTTGCAATACTCTGAATAATCTCTCCTAGCTAACTCTTTTCTAAGTTCTTCTTTTATTAGTTCTTTTTTATCCATAGAAACGTCTTATTTTTATAAAAAAATTATTTAGCACCATATAGACTCCCCCCCCTATGCTTCGTCTTTTCCCTTTCACTTGTATATATAACACGTAACCATAAACATACATACATACACCTACTACCTACGTATATACACACAATAAAAAAAGAGCTGAACTAATCAACTCTTATATTAAACACACATGATCACTCAACGCCTTCTCTACCTCTTGACTGCTTATACCTATATACCTCTGCGTAATAGATGTATTGCTATGCTGTAACAACTCCTTAACCAAAGCTATATTGTAATTACTATTGATATATATTTGTGTGGCAAAGTATTTCCTAAAGCTATGTGTAGATATTCCTTCTATTCCTAAATAGTCACATACTATCTTTAATTGCTTTTGTATTGCTCGTTCAGTAATGTCTATTATCTTAGCTGAAGGTTTAATATTATTCTCTAAACAGTACATCTTAATATAATTATAAACCTCATTGGGTACTGTAAATACTCTTTCCTTATCGGTCTTTTCTTCTTTTATATTAAGCCTATATCTATTCCCATCTCTTACAATGTCATTTAACCTTAGTTTAAGTATATCTCCTATTCTCAATCCTAAGTTAGCCTGTAAAACTAAAGCAGTAGCTATTCTATGATTAGATCTAAATTCTTTTCCTCCATAAGTAAAATTAGATTTTAATGTTTCTACTATCTTTTTATACTCTTCAGTAGTTAATGTTCTTGTCTTTTTATTAGCCATAATATCACCTCATAAATTACTCATTTAATGATATTATATGCATAAGTTCGTATTTTGTAAATACAAAGTTCGTATTTAATCAATATGTTTAATATACGTTAGCAATATAGCTAAAGTTCGTAAAACATATCTTATACGAACTAATTTATTTTATCTCTTGTCTTTCCATCCACTCTCTTATTTCTTCTGTAGTTAATCCACTTAAATCAGCCTTATTGTTATCTATATTAACTATCTCTTGTTTGTCTGCCCAATTCCAGTTATTCTTCATGTTAAATATGATTCCAGTAACATTTGTCTTTCTAAATAGCTGTTCTTCTGCATAATTCTCTATTCTTTGTTTAGCCTTTTTTATAGTGTCAATCAATCTCTTGTTATCTTCTTCACTTAACTCTTTAAAATATCTCTCTTCATCTTGCCAATTAAGTAAAGACTGTCTATCTGTATCTAAGAATAAGGCTAATCCACTTACTGTATAAGGTCTTTCTTTCTTATCACAAGTGTTAAAGTACTCATCTATCTTTTTGTTTAGTTCATCTATATCTTTATATTTCATTGGTCTACCACCTAGATTTTTATACGCCAT